AATACAAAATCTCCTATCTCACCTCCATACCATGGTGGCTGAAGAATTAATGAATAGGATTTCCACTGACGAAGCCTCGACTGCTGACATTGTTGCAGCCATCCGTCTCCTAAAGGACAACGGCATCACGAGCACACCAGAGGCCTAAGAGCCCCTTCGAGACCTATCGAAGAGTGTGCCATTTAATATCGTTGAGGACTTACGTGAGGCCAACTAAAAGTGGCACACAAAGTACCAAAAGAGCTAGAGGACTTTAGAAACTTCCTGTGGCTAGTGTGGGAGCATCTCGGTCTCCCAAATCCCACCCCGGTTCAATACGACATAGCTGAGTACCTACAACATGGTCCTCGCCGACGAATCATTTGTGCTTTCCGAGGTGTGGGCAAGAGTTACGCTACTAGTGCCTACGCTTGTTGGCGCCTATTGAAAGACCCGGATGAGAAGATACTTGTGGTCTCTGCATCTAAAGAGCGCTCAGACGCATTCTCGGTGTTCACCAAGCGTCTTATATGGGAACTCCCGGTCTTACAACACCTGAAGCCTAAAGACGACCAGAGGTCCTCTAACGTGGCTTTCGACGTAGGTCCAGCTAAGGCGGCTCATAGTCCCTCTGTGAAGTCGGTTGGCGTGCAGGGGCAAATGACCGGTAGCCGTAGTACGTGTATTATTGCAGATGACATTGAGACCCCATCTAACTCAGAGACTCAACTGAAGAGGGACAAGGTGTCGGAGCTGGTGAAGGAGTTTGACTCTATTGCTGTTCCTGGTTCTGAGATTATCTACCTAGGGACACCTCAAGTTGAGTCATCGCTCTACAATGAGTTAACAGACCGTGGCTATGAGAAGCGTATATGGCCTTCACGTTACCCTGACCCAATGCAGGTCGAGAAGTATGCTGGTGCATTAGCCCCATATTTCATCGAGAAGATGGATAAGGATGTTGAGCTCGTAGGTGCATCAACAGACCCCAAGCGTTTCAGCAATGAGGACCTATTGGAACGTGAGTTATCTTACGGTGCCACCGGGTTTGCACTGCAGTTCCAACTCGATACCACCCTCAGTGACGTCAACCGTTACCCTCTGAAGATGTCTGACCTGGTTGTCATGGACCTAGACATCGAGAAGGCACCTGAGAAGGTGATATGGTGTAATGACCCCGATAAAGAACTGAAGGATATTCCTAATGTCGGAATGACGGGGGACCGTATGTACAGACCAATGGCTACTGAAGGCTCATGGGTGAAATATGACGGCATTGTGATGTCCATTGACCCCTCTGGTAGAGGACGAGATGAAACAGCCTATGCAGTGGTAGGAATACTGTCTGGTACGCTGTTTGTATTGGACTGTGGTGGCTTTGATGGAGGCTTTAGCGCAGAGGTGCTTAGGAAGCTCGCAGAGACGAGCAAGAAGTACAAGGTGAATGAAGTCATAGTTGAGTCGAACATGGGTGGAGGGGCCTTTACTGAGCTTCTGAAGCCACACTACAGGGAAGTCTACCCAGTGACCATATCTGAGGTCTGGCATAGTAAGACTAAAGAGGTCAGAATCCTCGATACACTAGAGCCAGCCTGGAGTAATCATAAGTTGGTCGTGGATGCCTCCATGATTAAACGTGATTATGAGTCTACAGCTCACTTACCGCCTGAGAAGGCACAAGCGTACCGCCTGATGCACCAAGCCACGAGAATACAAAGGGTTAAAGGAGCGTTACGTCAGGATGACCGCTTGGATGCGCTAAGTATGGCTGTAGGTTACTGGGTTGAACAGACAGGAATGACTGTAGACGAAGGAATGGAACGACGAAAAGACGAAGCTATGGCTAAAGAATTAGAAGCTTTTCACGATAATGCCTTCGGCATAACGACGCAAACAGACTCGTCTAATTGGCTCTCTCAGGGGCTGTAAATAGGGGTATAAATAGGGGCTTTGAGTGTTCCTATTAAGCCTTATAACGACGGGATATAAAGTTTGGAGACATATAGAGGAACAGAGTAAGTAATTTACTACTATAAGTCTTACTATAAGTCAGACATAAGTTGAATATTTATGGATGATATGATGATGATAATCACAATAGTAATACATATAGATGACTTTAAGTAGACTTAAAGTATACATTAGTAGGTACATATTTAATTCCTTCCCTGACCATATTGGTTCTGGTGTAAGTTCGGTACATCCTCCTCCCTGTATCCGTCTTACTGTTTTGTTTTTCATTGATTGGAGAGATTCTTTGTGGGGTCTCTCCTTTCTTTGATGGACCATAAGACGTTTTCGTTACAAAAATTTAAGTAGGTAAGTAACGATGGTGAGCGCCGAGTTCCCCCCCATGCCTTCCCATCGTGGCGCACTCCCATTTAACGCGATGCGCCACAACATGCGCCACAAAATAACCAAGGCCGACGCAAAGCCCCACAAAATAAAGACATCCGGCCCGGCGCACTAGATTAATAATCCTGCGGGTAGGGTAGTCGGGCCAAAGGTGGGCCAAGGTGGGCACCGGTCCGGCCGTATGGTAGTAAGTGCACCAAAACACAACCCCGGCGAAAAATTGCCAAAACTAAGAATTTGAAATAATCCCAATTAATCCAACATTTGTTGGCAAGCGATGGTATTCTCTACCGATAAGATACTCAAGGCCCTACCAAAGGCCACCACATAACCCACAAAATAAAATAATGAAAAACCCACAAGAATACATAACACTGGAAGTAAATTTCGATTCGATGCAGCGCGTCCATGGTAAAGACTGTCTACGCTGTAGCAAAGAACTAGACGCAAAGGAAATGACTGATTCGCTTACTGATGCACTATATACGTCAGATGCCGCCGGTACGCCCTTTGTATTTAGTCCACTTTGCGCAGCATGCCTTAAAGTAAACATCGGCGAAAACGAGACGTATATTCACCAAAGCGAGTTCCGCGCTTACGGCAATTAATCCACCACACAACCCACAATAATAATAAAATGCAAGCACAACTAAGCGAATTAGAACTAGAGGCGCTGAAATATGCCCTTAAGAATTTCAGATACGGTACCGGCCTACATAATGGCCACTGGATGCAATTAGAGGACTTGGCCTTATACGTCGATGGCCTACTAGAAGAGCACCGGACCGGCGAAGACAACCCACAACCACAACCAAAATAATGAAACACAACCAAGAAGAAGCCCGGGCCATACTTACGGCCCTATCTAACGGTGATACTGTTAACGGTATACAGTCACCACCTTTTACAATCCCTAAAGGCAAGATAAAGTTGCTAGGCACTAGCTACAAAGTAGACAAAGGCCGGACGGCCGGTATACATACGGCCATCCTATACCTTGAGCCTTCAGATGCTGCCGGTATCACTCGAAACGGCAAACGTCTAGACGTATGTCCTTGGGCCACCGATGGATGTCGGGCCGGTTGTCTAATAGACTCCGGGCATATGCGCATGACTCCGGCAAAGAATGCCCGATTGTGGCGTACGGCCCTATATCACGCAGCGCCGGACTTAATGCGTCGCATGATAGTCGGTGAAGTAGCACTACTAGAGACTAGGGCAGCAAAGGCCGGAGAAATCGCAGCTGTTCGCTTAGATGGAACCTCAGACTTGGGACTAGCTGAACTATGGAAGATGCCGGAGCTATTCCCGGCCGTTAAGTGGTACGACTACACAAAGAGCGTATCGCGCATCCGCAAGTATAATGGCCGGGATAACATGCACTACACTTTTAGCGCATCAGAGGCCGCCGATAGTCGCACTGGAGCGAAACTAGCGCTAGACAAAGGCCTATCAGTGGCGGCCATCGTCAATCAGGCGCCGGAGTGCGAACAAAGTAAAATCGACTTAGCCGCTATGGTGCTAGGGTTCTACCGTTACGGGACTTATTTAGCTAGTCACGATGAGACGGATGCTAGATTCTTAGACCAACCCGGGACCATAGGTTGGTTGTCTGTCAAAGGTGGCCAAAAAGTGCAGCAACGATTGGGCAAGATGGTATTCTCTGTCTAACCCAAAACTAAGAATTTGAAATAATCCAAAATAATACAACATTTAATAGAAAACGCCGTTAGACTTTGCCGATAAGATAACCAAGGCCCTACTAGCGGCACCACCACAACCCACAACCACAATCAAAATAATGAAACTAACACAACAAGAATTAATCAACAAGCTAGAGGAATGCTTAGAAACAGCAACAGAAAATCTATCTGATGATTTGGATAATGAAACAGTAGTGAGCGACATGTTAAGCGTATCGCTGGACTTACTAAAGCGAATAGAACAGGCGCGCCGATTATCTATTGATGTCGTAGCATGAAAGCTAACTACGACCACTAAATCAGTAACACCACCACAACCCACAAAACAAAAAAATGAAAAACGACCTCACATCAATAACAATAGAGCTTTCGTCAAAGCAGGTTAAATTGCTACGACGTTCTCTAGCGGAGCTAGAAGATAACCTAGACTCCAAGTATTGGGGAAATAAAAATCACCCACAATACGCAGGATACCTTAAAGCATTAGAGCGCATCGAGGAGTTAGAGTCACTACTACTCAACCGTTAAGCAAGGCCCCACTAACGGCACCACCACAACCCATAACCCATAAAATAAAATGAAAGAAATTGACATAATAAAATCAGTGTTAGACAGAAAGTACAAGGATAACCCGGAAGCATTAGAGGCCTTCGCCCTATTGCCTAAAGACTTAGTGAAAACAATGATTAAATACCACGCGTGCATCGACGAGTTTAATTCCGTCGTTGGGAACAGCTTCTCAATGATAAGTATTTTGCGCTACTTCGACGCAACAACTAAGGAAGGATAAGTACAACCCACAACCAAGACCAACGCCCCGGGCTATTAGATTAGCCGGGGTTGCGGCAGTGATGAGTTAGTTTAAGTGGGCTTTAGCGAGCTTAATAACATGGGGAAATAATTAATCCCCGGATAAAACACCGGCCTTTTAAGTCGAAAATTCTAGTCTCGATTCTAGAACTCATCATCAACCCAAAATAAAACACAAACATGAAAGACCACGAAAAACTAGAATGGATACACCACGCTATCCAAGAAGCTATGAAAGATAACCCAACACTACAAGCCACCTTGCTTACTTTAGTGGAGGAATTACGGGAACCTTATCTACAAAAGATGGAGGACGCATCATCAACCCAAAATAAATAAAACACAATGAAACACTACAGACCATCAAAACAAACCGAGGATGAGAAAATCCACTGGGTTATCTCACAACTAAAGGAGTCTAAAGGAGACTTCAAGAGAGAAATTGAAGCATTGACTGAAGTCTATAACATGCTGATAACTCAACAGGCTTTCGAATTTTCACATGATATCTTTAAGAAGGAGGATGCGTCGTGAAATGCAGCTACAAACAAAAAGGTTTTGGCAACCATGAGGTGTGGTATAAGGGGGCGCGTGTCGCTCAAATAACCACAACTTTTGGAGCATTAGCCAAGCATGGAAACTACCGAGTAGCATTCTCAAGTACAAAACTAGACGCTTACGTGAGTAAACTTTCGCAAGCTAAAGAGTTAATAGAAACTCACGTGGAGGATGCGTCGTGAAGTGCAGCTGGAAGCGCTGCCGTCAAACAGGAGACTACAT